TTTCACTGGGTCTTTACCCAAATAAGCAATGATTTCGTCCGCTTCCTTCAGACCCTTGAACCATGAATGCAAGAAGTCAACACCAAAGTCAGTCCAAACAACCGTCCGCAAATGCTCTGGCTTGTTGGAAGGCTTACGAAACCACAAATCACGGTTATCGCACACTTGGCTTAATGCTCGCACCTCACGCAATTCGCCAAGTTTCCAACCATTCTCAGAAACCAACTCCTTTTCAGTCTTCATCTCCGCACACTTTACCCAGCAAAATCAAATGTCAACCCTGTATTCATATCCTCTATTCTATCCTCTATTCTATTGGGGGAAGCCCATTACACCCCCCCAGTGTAATCTATTACACCCCCCCATGAAATACATTACCAGTATACCTTTTTAAGCAAATAATGTGTGTGCATGAATCCGTTGAAACTGGGATAAGCCGAAGGCTGGGAACCCCCGCCCCCCGACTGGGGGCGAGGGCTTGCTTTTACGCAATGCCGCACAGGGTCAGACGCCTTTGATGAACAGGGCGATGACTATGCACAGCACCAGCCACGCAATCACTTGAGGTTGGCCGTGATGTAATCGTGGACGGCCTTGGCGGCGAGCATGTGAGCGGCCATCTGCTTGGGGATGGTCACCTGCTTCGTGTACTCGGGGAAGTAGAACGAAGCACCGAGCACCTTGCGAGCCTGCTGGATGTAGCAGACGGTCGCATTGTGGAGCGTGTTGATTTCTTTGGCGTTGGGGACTTTGGGTTTGGGCATGGTTGTGTTGGGTTGTGCCTTTCGGCTCATTAATAATACCACTGATTGGGCAAATGCAATAGACGCACTGTGTGTTTGTATCGTACGCTTCATGCATTTGTTTGTCCCATTCAATTAGTGTGTGTGCATCATGTTGAATTGCCTCAACACTGCGAATTTTCTTAACCTTTTGAGGATTAACTCAATAGATACTGATAGACCATATGCAATGCGTTGGAGAATGCCCAGAAGAGCAAGATGCCAGCGAATGCATAGACTATCTGTTCAATGATATCTATCATAGGTAATCGGATTGATTGGGCAGGTTGTTGGTCCACTCATCATCGCTGATGGGTTCGTCTGCATCGTATTGGTTCATGATGTCTGGACGATAACGCTTCATTTGTTCTGCCTTACATGAAGGACAGACTTTGCAAAGCGGAATACCGTATCCATCAACTTCCCAATAGGATTCGTTGCCACTGCCACAGTTGCACTTACTCATCATCGCTGTCCCCATCGGGACAGTTGGTGATGGATAAGAGGAAGCCCAAGGCTGAATCATAGTCTTCAGCGTGGCTGTTGATTACCGTTCCGATGCGTTCGGCAACATCACGGTCAACCTTACGCCATGCTTTGCTCACTGCACCGATTAGAGCAAATACATTACCGTCAAGTTCGGTGAAGTCCACGCATGGATAGTTCACACGAGTGATGGTAGAAGGAATTGCCAAGTCCTTCATCATGGCATCCATCGCTTTCTTGATGTCGCTCACTTGGTTGCTCCCTTGTTGGAGGTGGGCTTGATAGTTGACGCAATCGCATTGGCTTGGATGGTCAACAATCCGATAGTGATGACAGAGCGGTAGCACTCTTGCACACTGATGTTGTCAAACTTGGCTTGGATTTGGATTCGCTGGTGCAAATCTTTATCAAGCGTGAGTCCAACAGCCACGAGGTTATTACGAACCATGCGGTCCTTCATGTAGGCCGCTTTCTTCTGGGTGAGTTCCTTCTTACGAGCACGAGCCTCGTTCATAAGACGAGCACGGTCCGCATGAGGAAGATTCTTCCAGTCGATTGGGCTTTGGGTTTGTACCTTGGGACGAGAGAGAATCTCTTTCCCTTGGGCGGTGATTGGCTCCAGCAGGGCCATTAGTTTGATGCTGGGTTTGGGGGCGTTAGCCATGGTCTTGGTTTTGGTTTGGTTTGGTATTATCAGCATTACTGCCGACAAAGTGTTGGTGAATTGCCTTTGGAGCGTGGCGTTTTACTTGTTGTTGTTATCGTTGGGAGACTCGGGGGCTTTGGGCCACTCGGGGATATCATCCAAACGGATGTTGTAATTGGGGTCATCACCGAAGGTGACAGAGTCCCATTCACCGTTATTGAACAGGTCAATGACAGTGTCGTTGTCGTTGTGAAGGACAAAGAACTGACCACTGATGGAAGCGAGTGAGGTCGCAGTGCACCAGCCATTGATGAAGTTAATGGCAATGCGTTCATTATCGAACTCGTAAGTGTCGATATGAGCCTCATCCAAGCGACCAGCCGCAAGAGCGGTGACATTAACGACCTTAACATCGTAATGACGCTCGCTGTGCTTCTTGGGGTGGAGCCAGATGCCAAAGACATCGTTGGGGTTGCGTCCGTTGCGAGAACCGCAGAGACCACGAAGAGGGATGCGATGAAGCATGTTCGTATATATAAAAGTGCAATCATGTGAGAGGGGTCGGACCTCTCACAGTCATGCGAACGATTAGATGTTGGACTCCTTCTTCATGGCTTCCGAAAGCGACTTCGCTTTGGCTTCGTTCTCCTTCGCTTCGACATAGTCGTAGCGTTCGAAGCCCACGCTAGTGGTCACGATGTTGTCCATCTTATCCATGACGAACATGACATGCTCGGTTTCGTTACGCTTCCAGCCACGGTGAACAGGGGCTTCACCGATGAGGCAGTTGCTCTTAACGAGCATCAGCGTTTCGAACATGACGCATTCAGCGAACTCGCTGAACTTGCTGATGTTCCAAGCGATGTGACCACGAGCCTTGAGGCACGAGATGCGAACGGTGCGAACATCGTTCTCCTGCGGACGAGTGTAGTCATCGAACGAAGCGATGCAATTCATCGCCTTGATGAACTTATTCTTACCAGTGAAGGTATGAATATCGTGACGGTCATAGTCACGAACACTGGGGTTATTGCTGACATCGCTGATAGCGATGATGATGGTTTCAACATCCTTCATCTCGAAGATGGTGGCATTGTGTTTGCCCTTCTCTTCGCCGTAGTTGCTGAGGGTTGCGGTTGCGGGGGTTTCGTTTTCCATGGTGTGTGTTTGGTTTGGTTTTGGGTTGTGCCTTGGCTCACGCTTCACGACATGTGTCACGCTCGCTTCGACAGATTAATAATACCACGCATTGGAGTTAATCAATGGGCGTGGTAGTTTGGGAAAGAAGAAGCGTGTAGCGTCAGAGGGTTTCGTTTTGCAACGGTCTCATCAACTACACGCTGAATTGCCTTAATAAGGATTTTTCTTAATCCTTTTCAGCAAACACTATGCAGAGCAGGATAATGGCAACCAGTATGCCAATCATATCGTGCACTGTTAGTTATTGAACACTGTGCCCTTCATTACTCGTTCGAACATATCATCATTGTTGCTCAGTGTGGCGATAGCCGTGAGCGTTGCTTGATTGATACGGTCAGACGCTTCGACCTGTTTCTTGGCATCATACTTGCGAGAGATGCGTTCGGTAACAGCGTTGTACAGATTGTACATGTTGCGGTCTTGGTCCTCTTCATACGAGGGGCGATTCCAAACCTGTGCGACTTCTTGGTGGAAGCGGTCAGAGATAATCTTTCGATTAGCCAGACTTTGCAGGATGATAACGCCTTCTCGTTGCATAATCTTTCGGTTAGCAAGAGCACCGAACAGCGTGAGAGACTCCTCAAACTGTTTCACTGCTTGTGCGACACCAAGAGAAAGGAACTCAAGGTTGATAACGCCTTTGTGACGCTTGTTAGCACTGATTTCGTTCTGCAACGAAGTCATGCCGTTAGTGCACACGAGGCGAAGCATGCCGACACGGAATGTCGCTTGAGACGAACCATCGTGCGAGTTACGCACACTGATTCGAAGAGCAAGGTCATCGCCCTTCTTCATTGAGTTCGCCTTAACCCTGCGGACATAGTTGCCGAAGGTGTAAGTAGAAGCCATGCGAGCACCGTGATTATACGACACGATATCTCGCTTGAAGTTGGACAGACCTTGCAGGGCGAATGCCATCTCGGTTCGGTCAAGCAACTCACGGTGTTCGATGACACTGTAATGTTCGCTGACCTGTCCGACAGGCATTCCGTTATCAGTCCTTCGGTTGCACCAATAGTTAGTCGGTGTGCCGTCACGAGTGAAGAGCGGTTCCTGCGTGATGCTGAAGTCAACATTGTCGCTGACTTCTGGAACACCATCGCTGAATTGCTCTAACAGGTGCTTGTGACTGGCTCGGAGTGCTTCTTTAGCGGAAGCGGAGGAGTTACCCTCGATGTGGTTGTTGTTGCTCATGTTGTTTATTATTTGCTGTCTCCTTCGGCTGGTGTGCCTTGGGAAGTTGTTAGTGTGGCACAATAGAAACGAGGCTTAGTTGCCTCGGCATCTGCAACCTTTTTGGCGGCAGAGAATGAATCCTTGATGTCAGTGCATAGTTCATCGTCTCGATAATGAGACAGGCTTTCACCTGCTTCACGACCAAGGCATTCGACTAGCCATGAATTCCATTCACGCTTGGATTTGTGTCCGCAGTTAGTCCACAAGCCCCACAGATTGATTAAGTCTGTTGCTTTCAACTTATGCGTCACGCCTTTGCCATCGACCTTGGTGTCGTTGACATGGAATGTGTTGCTCCAGTGCAACTTGTTCATGATGTACAAACGCCTCCAGCACTCTTTGAAGTTGTCTTCGTTGAGTGGGTTGTTGGCGGTGTCGAACATCAATCCCAGTTGGGTCCAAACGAGGCAGGTTGCTTCAACCCAATTGCATCGTTCTCCTTCGTGGTCAGTATATCGGAACTCCTCGTGGTCAACTTCTCGACCACGGTGTTTAGGGGTGTGCTTATCGCAGGGCAGATGCCAGTCTAGGCTCATATGTGTGTGTGTGTTTATTGGTTGTCTTGCTCTTCAACGATTCGTTCGTTGTAGAGACTTGTTGGTTCGTTCATGATGGCTTTAATCATCACGATTACCTCGTTCACTTTGGTGTCATCTACTAGGTAGGTTAGGGCAGATGATGAACCATGTGAGCAAGGGTCGAAGTTCACGGTGAACTTCAGATTGTTCTCAGCCCAACGAACGAACCTGTTAACCTCTGGAGACCTTTCGATATCCACAGGCTTGCAGTCGTTGTTAAGGAATGTGAATTCAATCTTACAATGGAGAGTTACCTCCGTGCTGAATGTAGTGAGCATGTCACTATTGTGTGGGATGATTTCTTGTTCCATTACTTTGAGTTAACGATGAACCCTTTCGCAGTTCCCTTCACCTTAGTTGCCACTCCCTTCGCTCGCAGTCCAATGACTGAAGCAGAGGCAGTAGCATTAAGAAAGCGAAGGTCATGCGTGTCACCGTCTATGACTTCGTAGCCGTGCCACATCTTTGGAAGTGGCTGGCCTCGTTTCGTATCGAACACCATCGCCACATTAACACCTGCCTCAAGAGCATGCATGGTGTCATCCATACGCCCATTGGCATGTGAGAATGTGAGGTGATATCCTTTAGGAAGGTTGCCACTACGAAACGCAAGTGCTCGCTTTAAGTCCTTTGTGTAATCGTAGAAAACAATTTCGCTGTGCCACTTCTCAATGACACGAGCAAAGATTCCATGATACAGGTCGGATGTCCCATTCAAGCGAACGACAGGATGAAGATTATTCTTCTTGCAGTTCGCAATGTGGGAGACGATGTCCTTGTTCAGAAGACGCTCAAACTCTTCTGGCATAGACACCATCAACTTGGTCTTACGGATGCGAGCCTCGTTAATCTTTGGGAATCGTTGTGCGTTGCCGCTACGATACAGACAAAGGTCACGACACTCTTTCGTTGAGTGATGGCACACATTCAATACCCCAGACTCCCTTGCGGGAGCGAGGTAAAGAATGGCTGTGCGGCATCCTAACTTTTCACCCTTCAGCGTCTTCGTGTTATGCGTTGTCAGCAGGTGCATCGAACGAAGGAGCAGGGAGTGAATTGCCTTTGGACTCGAACGCTTTTGCGAACAATTCCTTAATCGTCTTCTCAACGGTATCCTTGACGAGGTCGGCAACCATCATCTTGAACCAATCACGCTTGAGGTCATCAGCGATGGCATCGCTCATGTCTCCACGAGTGAGCACATCGTCTTCGTTAAGGTGCTCAGACTTAAGCATGACATCGTCAACGGACAGGTCATCTTCACTCAGCATGCCTTGGTCACGCCTCAACTTACGAGCGAGGTCGTTGAGTTGTGAGCCAGACAATCCATCGAGTGCCTGTTCGACATCGTAGGTCATGTCGTGATTACTAATGCCATCGCTAACCGCATCAGAGAAATCGAAGTCTTCGATTGCACTGTTTACGGCTTCCTCAATCGCATCACTTTGCGACTGTGTGTGTTCCTTAATCAACTCAATCACCCTTGCTTCGGTAAGCACAGGTACTGGGTCGATTTGTGTTGCATCGTTTACCTTTTCGCCTATTGGCGTGAAGGCAATACTGATGTTATGGGTCATGTGCATATTGTTTAGATACGCACTTACTTCTTGGTCGTTCATGTTTGTTTTGGTTTGGTGTTAATGCCCGAGGGCACATTAATGATACCATGCATTGGACAAATGCAATGGGCACGGCACAGCCATTCCGACCAATGAAATCAATGGTCCGCTTCACATAGCGACTATCAGTTTTAAAATCGGCTGAATCGCCTTTTTATGAAATTTTTGAAAGCCTTTTACTAAAAAAACTATTCACCAATTTTAGGCACATCCGAATTCGGCATATCGATAATTTCGCCTTCGATAAGTTTGTTGAGATGCTCGTGGCTAATTCTTAGTCTGTTCTCAACGATTACCGTTGGCTGGTCTTGAAGAACGGCAATCTTGTCGATTAGGATTGCCAAGGACACAGGCATCATGCCAATCGGGATATCATTAATCTCATTATTGAGCCTGTGAGCACCCTTCATCACTATTCCTTTAAACAGTTCTGCCGTTTGTTTCTTGTAGTTTCCAATGTCGATGTGGCAGTCACCCATGTCCTGCCTAACGGCAACAACCGTATGCGAGGAAACTTTAACTTCCTCTTCGATTTCCTTCTGCGTGTGACCCTGTTCTGTCATCCAAACGATTTTCTCTTTCTTCTCTGGGTCTAGTTTCTCCATGCTTACAGACTTGCCATCGTTTTTGATACGCTCATATTTTGACTCAAATTCCATAATTACCTATCATGAACGAACACGCCCCTTGGTCAAGCACATTTACGGTCAAAATTGACCCTCCTAATAGTACGCACCAAGCGGCCCTTAGAATTTTGAAGTCAAAAAGTGGCAAAATGTTCGTTGGAAAATTAAAAAACTCAAAAATTAACCGTTGGTGCAGTTTATTTGAGGCCATCGTACAGGCGTATAAGCCTCCTTCTCCCCTTGATGCCCCGATTCGAATGAAAGTCAAGTTTTTCTACGCTCCTCCAAAGTACCTTATTAAGGAGTGCAAGAACGGAGACATTTGGAAGACCACGAAGCCCGACACGGACAACCTTGTGAAGGCGGTGAAAGATTCTTTGGCAAGGGTCGGATTTTTTGTTGACGATTCCAGAATATGCGATGAGACTGTTTGTAAGTTTCATTCACTAGAGCCACGAATGGAATTTGAAATTTCCACCCACAATGAACCCACAAGTACTAAAAATCACGGAGGCTGAGTATCGCTCTCTTCCGCACCTCAACGCATCGAAGTTCAAGGCTTTCTACAAATCGCCTTTGCACTTCAAGCATCAACAGCAACCCGAAGAGACCGAGGAAATGCGTATCGGAACCGCAGTCCACGGATTGCTTCTTGAGCCAGATTCCTTTGCTGGAAATTTTGCTTACGCTCCGCTTGGTCTGGATAGGCGTAAGACCGAAGACAAGAATCGGTATGCGGAATTTGTTGCCGCCTCAGAAGGCAAGATGGTGATGAAGGGCGAGTCTCGTGCGATTGTCGAAGGCTGTGTGAACGCTATCTCCAGCCACCCTACGGCTGTAAAGATTATGCGTAAGTGCGACACCGAGCAGGTCATTGTTGCTGACCTTGTTGAGGGCGTTACCTGTAAGGGTAAACTCGACCTCATCTGTGTGCCCTGCGGAGTCCTTGCGGACATCAAGACCACTGGTAAGAGTGCTGACCATGCCTCGTTTACCTATGCGATGCAGGACAGTCTCTACTGGCTACAGGCTGGCTTCTATGCCTTGCTTGCGGAGGCCATGTACGAGAAGGAGTTCAAATTCTCGTTCATCGTGGTGGAAAAGGAAGCCCCTTACGGTGTGGCGGTGCATGCCATGTCTCCCGAACTCATGAAGCAGTGTAAGGACAAGGTTCGGCTCCTGCTGACTGAGTACGCTCACTGCCAGACGCACAATGCGTGGCGTGGTCTGAATGACTCTGTCATCTCAAGCCTACGAATCTAATGGGACCAAAATTTACTGGGGTCTGGGTTCCAAAAGAGATTTTGGAGCACGAGGGTCTCACTGTCACTGAGAAGGTGGCATATGGGATTATCGATGGCCTAGATGGGGAGGATGGTTGCTACGCCTCCAATGGCTACCTCGCTCGTATCTTGGGGGTGTCCTCAAGGCAGGTTAAGAATATCGTCAACGCCCTGCTGGAGGCTGGCCTACTTACCCGACAGGTACAGGCCAACGCCCAAGGCTCAGTACGCTACCTGCACACAATCACGAAGAAGGCTTTGATTGAGGCTACCAAGGAAACCAATTTCACTCCCCCAGTGAAGTCCACTTCCCTAGGGGGGGGAAGCCCACTTCACCCAAATAGAATAGAGGATAAGATAGAGGATATTAAGATACAGGAACCTCTGCCTTACGGCAATGATTTCAAAGAGGCTTGGACCAAGTGGGTTGAGTACAGGAAGGAAATCAAGAAGCCCATGAAGGCCACGACTATCCGTGAGCAGTTGAAGATGATGGCTGGTTGGGGCAGTGAACAGAAATGTGTTCAAGCCATCGAGAAAAGTATTGTCAACGGCTGGCAGGGTGTCTTTCTGGACAAGACCAATAAAACCAAAACGCTAACCAACAACGACCACGCCAATGGCTTCTAAGTGCATCCACTGCAAGCAACCCGCAGTCCCAGTCTGGGACGCTAACAGCGGTAAGTTCAAACCGTATGTAAATGTCTGCCTCGACTGCTTCCCAATCAAGGAGCACCACGAGTATCCGTACAAGTATCTGGAGGTCTTCGACAAGCACGGATGGACTTTTGCGGCTATCCACCCAGACACCCCAAGTGCCTTCATGCATACTGTGGACGCTCAGTTGTCCCCTTCGATGCAGAGGGCCATCAGCGAGTACCATCCAAACACCACGCAGAGCATCCTGCTCCATGGCGTGACAGGCACAGGAAAGACTAGGGCCGCATGGAGGCTCTTTAATCAAGCGTGGGTGAACGCATACCCAAAGACCTGCGAGTTCATCACGATGCGTAGGCTTGAGCAGAAGATTGAGGGAGGCTTTGCCAACCAGAACCATGGCGATGTCTTGGACACTCTAATCAATCGTGCCGTGCTGGTCATCGATGACTTGGGCAAGGAGCGGCTGACGGCTCGTATGGAGTCTGACCTGTTCGCCATCATCGATGAGCGTACCGCCAACGAGAGGGCTACAATTATCACCACCAATTATAACGGCACTGGACTCAGCGACAGGTTCCAGAACTCAGAGACTGGTGCGGCAATCATCCGAAGAATCAAAGACTACTTCAAAATCTATGGAGCCGCTTAAATATGTTGCACTCGTCCTTCTCAATACACTCTCTAGTGGACTCTTCGCCCGAACGGATATCGAGCATGTCCTTGATGCCACGGCATACGCTGAGACTCAAAATCAAGCACTACTGGGAGATAGAGGACATTCTATCTCGGCATACCAAATCTACGATTCAACATGGGGCTTCATCTCTGACATCAGAAAGCAAAATGGTGAGCGTGTCTATGGATGGACTTCAGATGCGACCATTTCTCGTGCCTATGCCAAGTCATACCTTGAGTGGCTCAATTCAAAATATGTCGAACTCACCATGGCTGAACCTAAAGCGGAAACACTTTACCTCATGTACACCATGGGGTGGACTGGGAGTAAGCGTATTGGGTTCGTCATTTCTAAAGCACCTTCTGTTAAGCGAAGGGGATGTGCTCGATTCCTAACCCACTATGTCAAGCGATAAATACTGGGAGAATAAATACTCCTACATTAAATTACATTTCGACCTTGCACAAATGCATTTGGACGAGATACTGTCCGACATAGCCGACCAAGAGAAGCGACAGATACACGCCCACAAAGCATCATTCCGAAACACTCTTGTTGACAAAGCCATTAAGGCAGACCAATTTGACTCTCCCAACCACAATGAATAACGAACAATACTCAGTAGTAAACGCCAGCAAGTATGTCATCCTGCCCGATGGTCGGATGGCTCGCTTGCTCAAGCCTGTGAAGGTTTCCAAGTATAATTATTATACTTACCGACAGGACGATGGAAAGGTCAAGCGAGTCAACATCGACTCTATTGACTCTGTCCGCAAGCCCTTCTCCACCACCGAATCCAAGTAACCCATGAGCGAAGAAAACTCGTTTGAATCCCGCCAAGCACTTCTCTGTGCTTCGCTTGTCAAGGCCATTGCTGAACTGGAAGATGTTCAGCCCGATAGCCAGAATCCGTTTCATAAAAACACCTATGCCAGCCTGTCGGCTCATTTGAAGGCAATTAAGCCTGTGTTTGCTAAGTACGGTCTGGCTGTGCTTCAGTGCCCTATTGGTACTGATACTGCGGTTGGCGTTCGCACGATTGTCGTGCACGAGGCTGGTGGCTCCCTTGAGAGCGATTGCCTTATCAAGTCTGCCGACAACATGGACGGTCAGAAGGCTGGCTCAATCATCTCGTACCTTCGTAGGTACAGTCTGGCGGCTGTGGCTGGCATTAGCACGGCTGACGATGACGCAGAGACGGTTCGTGAGTCTGCCCCTGCCCAGCCTACCAAGTTCATTGCAAACCCCTCCTTCAAGCCCTCCAGCGGTGAACCAGACTTTACTCTTGTCGTGCCTTTTGGCAAGGCCAAGGGTACGGCTCTGCAAGACCTGCCTGTCAGTGACTTGAACTACTGGGCCAACACTTGGGAACCCAAGCCGTGGGAAAAGACTGGTAAGGTGAACCCCAAGGACTTGCTCCTCAAGAAGTCCGCACAAGCCTTGCATGCCATGAAATCGTCACAGCCCTCTGGTGACGATGTACCGTACTAAGTGAACTGACCCCTTAGTTCAACGGATAGAACATCTGCCTTCTAAGCAGAGAATCTTGGTTCGATTCCAAGAGGGGTCACTCCACGCCATGACACTAAAACAAATCTACATCCTAGCCCTAGCCGAAGGAATTTCGGCAAAGGAGGCTGGTTGGAAGTACAAAGTAAACTCAACCTCCATCTCAAAGAAGGGGTCTTACCACAAACTGCCACCACTTAAGAGCGACTACTTTAAAAAGGATTGTCGTGAACTTGAGAAACTCGATATCGGCAAACTCATGAAGTACAGGCAGTGCCTTGAGACCGAACTCGAAAAGGTCCAACTAACAATCAATAAAACCTTATTTAATGAACAACCCGAAGTGCAACACGATAAGAGCAGTGTCACTGATGTTAGGAATTCCAATTGAGGCTCTTGTCAAACTACTAGACACATATGAGAGCGAAAAAAAGCGTACTGAAAGCGGACATCCGTCTGGCTTACCTGCTGGGATGGGCGAAGCGAAGTGGGAAGCAAAAGTTTATAATGTTGACCATGGACGAAGCGGAAGCGATTCTACTATTCATGAGAACGAAGGACGCACCAATGCCAACCAGCGTGAGGGTTAGAGAATGAAACAAAAGCGTAGACCAGAACTAATGAGGCCAGCACTCAAACAACTTACTCCATACGAGAAGAAGATTGTATCCACACATGGAATTAAGGTTGCAGAAATGTGGAAAGAACTTTTCTCAAAAAACAAATGGGTTCTAATCAAATGAGTAAGCGTCAAAAATTCATCGCTGTGGGAGACAACCATGGTGACATGGTAGACGAAGCAGTTGCTAAAGAGTTCTTTAAATTCTGCTCGGACTTTGACCCTCAACACCGCATTCATTTGGGAGACTGCTTCGATTTTCGCTCCATTAGGCGTGGTGCGTCTGGTAGAGAAGAAGACGAGTCTTTATTTTACGACATCAAGGCTGGCAAAGAATTCATTGAAAGATATGAGCCAACCGCATTTCTTTATGGAAACCACGAAGACAGACTCAGTCAAATCATCTCGTCCTCAACCAATGGCATGGTACTTGATTATGTATCAAGCATTGACAGCGACATACGCAACCATCTCAAGAAACATGGCTGTCGTAAAATCTACGACTACCACGCTCATGACGGTGTGCACACGCTTGGCCCAGTCAAGTTTGTCCATGGCTACACATGTGGTCAAAACGCTGTCGAAGAGCATGCAAGGCATTACTGCGTCCCAGAAGGTGCTGTGGTCATGGGTCACCTCCATCGCATCGAGCAAGTCTGTGCCAAGCGGCACGGAGGGGCAGTCGGATTCTCTGGTGGATGTCTCTGCAAAAAAGGAGAAATGGAATACGCTAAAAATAGGCTCGCCACAAGCAAGTGGGGAAGCGGATGGCTTTACGGATTTGTTGAAGGTCAAAATTGGAAAATCTGGCAAGCCCACAAGGTCGGTAAAAAGTTCATCTACTCTCACGCAGACCTATGAGACGCTCGCAAAACAGTTTAACGAGAGAGCAGTTGAACCTTCTTCAGCGGACCTTGCAAAACTCCTACACGGAAAAGCCCCCGAAAGGATGGTTCACAAGTGCAGAGTATGCAAAAAAAATAAGACGAAGCCTAAAAACCGCACAAAGAAGTCTAAGTACTTTAAGGGCAGAACATCCCGAAATTCTGTCAGAAAAAACTTTCCTCATCAGAGCAGGGACGAGGACATATCCTATTAAGCACTACTATGTTAAGAGCAAGAAAACTAAGCAAAGCCGAACTTAAGGACAACGATGAAACCTACAAAGGAAGCATATTCCTTGAGCCTAGGGAGTGGCTCGATTCTGCCATCATGGGGAAGGACTTGTCTACTGGGGGAATCGTATACGATAGGACAACAGTCATCGAATGCTTTATGGCTAAGGACTCCCTTTCGTTCTTCCAAGCATCGGAGATGGTTGACTACAATACGGAACGCTCGCTCCCCTACATGCCATCGCCTAAACCTATCCTTCTCGATAATGATAGTAAGGGAGTACAATCTGATAATGAAGCGGAGACGGATGGCGATGAAGACTAGTCGGGCTATCCATCCCCAGTAGGCGGTGGGGAATGGTAGCCACTATCAAGTCCTAATCCCAATGAGCATCCACGCCACATGTAGCCGCCTACCTTAGTCTTGATTAAGGTCATCATGCTTCGTGGCGATAGCATGGTCAAGTTCTTTTCGGTGGCACTTTAGTTCCCAGTAGCAAATAAGAGCCACAAACAATACACAACCGATTACGGTGTAAGAGAACCAACTGGTCATGATAATCGAAGGTAGCGTTGCGGGGATGATGATGCACACCATTCCAATTGAGCCGCAGATGGTAGCGGTCTGATACCTTGACATAAAGACTAGGCCAGCACACAGTGCCAAGAAACCAAACCCGATTATCTTGCAGGTATTGGTAATGCTATCAATCGTGTGTTCTGTAGCAAGTCTCCTAGCCTCTGCCTGTGCCTGTTTCTCAACCAACTCTACTTGACGCTTAAGTGACTTATTTTCTTCATCTGTCTTTAGTACTTTTGCGTATGCTTGCGTTGTTTCTTCAGATACTTTGGATGCTTCTATTTTTTCGCCCTGTAATACTTTTTCATCTTTAAGTGCCTTTTGGTATAATTGGATTTCGGTATTAGAAGGCTCCTTGATTCCAGACAGTCTGGTGTAGGTAAGTTTTAGGACTTCCTTGGGAGGTCCGTCTTTAAGAGTTTCTGCAACAACAAATACAGCCCCAGCCGCTGAAGATATCTCAGATTCAAGTTGGTCGATGTACAGGTCTTTATCATTATTTTCAATTACATCTACACGAGTTACTACCTCTGTAGGCTTAGGTGCGGTTGAACATCCAGTCAAGAAGATAGACAACAGCAGGAATCTTTTCATCAAAAGAGTTTACGCTTAATCCTTCCAATTACAAGTTCGAAAAGTTCTGGAGCAATAGCACCAGAGATACTGTAAAGGATAGACTTAAGCATCGGGTCGATATCAACATTGTAAAGTGCAAAGTAAACCAGCACCCCAGTGATTCCCCCAGCCGTAATAAATCTAATCCAACCAACAAACGAATGCTTATCTTTTGACAGCAACAGTCTGGCGAACATTCCAACCGCACCAAGCAGGGCTATAATCCAGCCACCCTTGTGCAGTTCATCCGCAATCTCTCTTAAAGACTTATCTTCCACTGTGTTTAAAGATGGATGACACCGCCTCCTGCTCGCTCTTTTCCTTTGAAATCATGATGCCATTAGGACTAAAGACAACAAAGTCGCTTGTCCACCTGTTTCTGGCATCTATAGCCTGTTGTCTTAGGATTACAAATCCCTCACTATTTTGTACAGCAGTCCAGTCTTGGAAGGCTGGCTTGGGGCTGTCACCGACCATGATATTACCTTCCTTGACAACACTCCAAGTGGTCTTGGCATCCACCCTGTCAGAGTGAGGCACGGTAGGGGGAGGGCCGCTGGTAACGCCCTTCGTAGAGCCAGTGTCCAGTTGCTGGGCCACGGAGGGTCTCTTCTGCTCTGCAAGAGCCTTGCTAGTATCAAGGAGTTGCTGTCTTGCCTCAACCACTTCGTCTCTGAGTTTCCAAGAGCCATTGACCTTCTCGTAGTCACCGTTGTGCAGTCTATCCCAGACATCAGTGTTGGGGTAAATGGTAATCTGC